TCCATCATGGAGGATGCAGACGTAGAGTTCCAGAGACTGATGCAGATGGCAGCGGCCAAAATGATCAGACCAGAAAAAGTTGTTGCATGGTATTTTGGTGTAAGTGAGGAAGAGGCGCTGAAGATGCTTCCTCCTGCATTTGACGAAAAGGACCCTGAGGATGAACCTCCGGAACATGACGAGGAGTGATAGCCCATGTTGACGCCAGAAGAAATGGCTGCATATCCAGATAACATTGACGAGATGTATCAGGAACTTGATGAGTTTATTATCAAGGACTATGCCAGAAGAGTTGCCAAGGCGGGAAGAGTTACAGACACAGCCGAATGGATTGCCCAGAGAGGCGAGGCAATTGGTCTTTCTGAAGAAGAAATCCAAAGAGAAACGGCGAGAATCCTGGAAATGTCCGAAGAGGAAGTAGAGGAGATATTTGAAGATGCAGCTCTTACATCTGCAGAGAATGACGCAGAAAGATTTGCTAGTGCCGGCATTACAGCTGGAAGAGCTTCTTCCTATGCCGCGGTCGTGAGATTCTTGGATGCCGCTACAAAGCAGACTGGTGGAGAACTGAAGAATATCACCGGAACAATGGGGGTTGCAGTAGATAACGAGGGAGAAGACCTCACGGATTTCTACCAAAGAACTCTTGACTATGTGCAACTGCAGGTATCATCTGGTGTGACAGATTACAATACTGCTATCAGAAATGCTGTTAAGAAGCTGGCGGCAAAGGGAATCCAGTTCATTGATTATGAATCTGGAAAGAGGATGAACATCGCATCCGCTGCCAGAATGTGTACCCTGACAGGGATTTGTCAGATGGCAAGGCAGATGAATGAGGCTGTATGTGATGATTTAGGATTCGATATCGTTGAGACGACAGCTCATCCGGGCGCACGTCCTTCTCACATGGTATGGCAGGGACGATTGTTCAGCAGATCAGGAAGGAGCAAGCAATATCCGCCACTTGAACAATCGACAGGCTTAGGAACTGCTGGAGGGTTGTGCGGAGTGAATTGCCGACACAGCTATTATGGTGTCCCAGAAGGCGCAACGAGAACATGGACAGATGAGGAACTGGCCAACATTGACCCTCCGCCATTTACTTATGAGGGAAAAGAATACACCTACTATGAGGCGAATCAGAGGATGCGCTACATGGAACGTCAGATGAGAAAGACGAAAAGAGAAGCGGTAGGATATGAAGCTGCCGGTCTGGATGATGATTTCACTGCAGCCAGCATCAAGCTGAATCGACAAAGGCAAGAGTATAAGAAGTTTGCCAAGACTGCAGGGATAAGACCTAAATACGAGAGAACACAGGAATTAGGGTATGATCGTTCTGTTAGTAGCAAAGCAGTGTGGCGCAATCGAAAAAATACTGGAGCCAGAAGAGAAACTTTGGCAGACCGATATGAAAGAAGGGAGAAAGAATCAAAACGTTTCTACAACGAAAGGAGACAAGATGATTCAGACATCTCAAAAATTTCAAAAACTACAGGCTTTTCAGAAACAAAAGTCAGACAGATAAAAGAGCATTTATTTGTTAACGAACATATTTTAGATGATGGCGTAAGAAGGTTCGATGAAGATTACGACATCGCTGTAGCATGGAAAAGATTATCAGATGGCAATCCGGAAGAAAGAGATATACTGCTGCTGGAACATGAATATCTTGAATCTACCGTTGAGAAGGAGTATAATCTTACATATAGGGAAGCTCATGATATAGCTGAGGAACAGTATGCATGGGATGTTGAAATGGATAAAATGTTTGAAGGGTGGGGTGAAGATGTATTACTCTATGAAACTGAATAAGAAAACAGAAGAGAAAATCACATATGACTATGGCCCATCGATGGAAGAACTGGATGGAGTTCTTGAGATTGACAGGAGGACGATGATTCCTACTATCGTTAAAAAGTCAGAAAAAACAATTATGCGTTTCACCACGCTAGGAAAGCTTATTGTGAGTATCTCGAAAGGGAAGATTCCTGAAAAATACAGTTTTGCATCGTAAATTCAAAGAATATGTAACGCCGTCACGGAAACGTGGCGGTTTTTTTATGCCCAAAAGGAGGAAAAACATGATTATGCATGAAGAAGAAATGATGAAAAGAGAAGAAAGACTCACTAAGGAAGAATTATTTAAAAATTACGAGGAAGCACAGAAAGACGGTATCGGTGCAGTTGTCCTGTTTATCCAGATGCCGACAGGAGAAGTAGAGTCCATCACTAATCCGAATGTCGAAGCGAAAATGCAGTATATCGATAAGACTTATGACGAGAATCTTGTTCACAAGAACTGCAAGGATATCTTCATCCTTGACTGTGTGTTCTGTGATAATTCCGATACATTTGATTTCGGTTATGCTCTTGAAATCATCAAAGAGGGCGGAAAAGCAGCACGAAAAGGTTGGAATGGGAAGAACCAGCACATCGAAATGGCATCCAACATCAGTTATGTCGGTCCCAATGGAACCGTTGTTAACCCAGAGCATGAGGCAATTGGCAATAAGACGATCGCTTTTGTCGGAACATCCGGTGTTCAGTTAGGATGGCTCGCTTCACAGGCCGACATGCTTGCAGAAGACTGGTATGAAGTGGGCTCAGAGGAGTAAAACATGGGAACTGAAATGATGGCAATTGGTAGAGGATTAGCAGCTGTTGAAGAATTCAAGAAGGTCACAGAACCCGTTGTTAGATGGCTTCAGGAAAATGGAAATCCTCATCAGAAAATCATTATTGAGCAGGATGGTGCAGAGATGGCAAGCGGTGAAATGGCTTATCATGTAGATGTGCCGGATTAGGAGGAAGAATGAAAAAATACATTGGAACAAAGATGGTCGAGGCAGAACCGGCCTTTCGATTAGATGGAGAAGTGCATCCGATTGAGATGATTGACATGCTTCTGGATGAAGAAAAGGAAAGAGCAGAAGAAGGGTATGAGCTGCGTTATCCGGATGGATACATCAGCTGGTCGCCAAAAGAAGTGTTCGAAAGAGCATACATGAAACTGGATGAGAACAAAGGCCTTCCTTCTGGCGTGAGCGTCGGTGAAAAGATGGTCAATGATTTCATTGCCATTATCGATACAAGAACAATCGGAGACAGAACAACAGTTGTCATGTGTACCCTCAGAAATGGATTCATTATTACCGAATCCTCATCCTGTGTGGATCCAGCAAATTATTCACAGAAGATTGGAGAAGAAATCTGCATGGGTAAAATCAAAGATAAAATTTGGGAACTTCTCGGATTCCTGTTACAGACAGCAGTGAACGGCATCCAGTAGCCTATGAGAACTCCTGATTTGACTCAGATTAGCTTCTAAGAGAAAGGAGGATAATTAATATGCCTAAGAAACTGGCAAGGCTCAGAGCCCCATGTGTAAAGAATTAGGAAGGAGGTGATCCAGATATCTCCCAGCTGTGGGTAAAACAGTCACGGACGTTAACGACGTCCTTTTTTTATGTCTTTTTTAAGATGTGGAAGAGACATATGACCAGCTCATGTCGATTAAACTGTGTGGCTCCCTCTTGCGGTATGAGGTTTAAACTATCGCGGTCAACGGAGGCACCGTATATAAAAACAGTGACGAAAGGAAAGAAGAACTATGACACTCAAAGAATTATTAGGAGAAGAATTATTTGCACAGGTCGATGCAAAGATCCAGGAACACAATAACGGACAGGAAGACAAGAAGAAACATGTTCGCTTCGTGGATTTATCCGAAGGAAATTATGTTTCCAAAGAAAAACATACAGCTTTGGAGCAGAAGGCCGAAGGATTCCGCATGGAAGCAGAGGGGTACAAAGCCCAGCTCGGAGAGGCGAATACTACTATCCAGTCCTACAAAGACATGGACATTGATGGAATTAAAAAGTCTGCAGCTGATTGGGAAACCAAGTACAACACAGACACTAAAGCACTTCAGGACAAGCTTGATGCTCAGGCAACAGAGTTTGCGGCTGAGAAATATATGGGACAGTTCCAGTTCACTTCTCCGTTGGTGGCGAAAGCTGCTATGGCAGAATTCATGGCCCAGGGCTTTAAACGCAGTGAAGACGGCACATTCCTTGGAGCAGATGATTTCATGACAAAGATGAAAGAAAACAATCCGGGTGCATTTGTAGTCGAGACTCCGCCTGCTGACCCAGAACCGCCAAAACCACCAAAACCAACATTTACTCCGGGTACTGACCCTACACCGCCGGGTGGTAAGAAGAAAATGTCTCTTACTGAGGCGATGAAGTATAAGAACGAACATCCGGAAGCAGATATTACAACACTTTTAGAGTAATCAAAGGAGGAAAAAGTAATAATGATTAAATCTAATGCAATGAAAATGAACCTTCAGTTCTTCGCTGAAATTCCAGCGAGCGTATTCGATGAGAAAATCTTTAATGCTGAGGTATTCAAAGGTTACGTAGATAGAGTACCGAACACAAAGAGAACAGAACTCATCCGTTCCAGAGCAATCAGACCAAGACCAGATCTCGCAGCTTCCATGCGTGACCAGACTGGCGGCAACTATATCACAACTACATTAAGAGGTCTTATCTCTGGTTCTACACCTCAGAACTATGATGGTGGTACAGATATTCAGGCAGGCAGCACTGCAACATTCAGACATTCCAGAGTCGTAGTAGGACGTGCCAACGCATGGACAGAGAATGACTTTTCTTACGACATTACAGGCGGTGAAGACTTCATGGCCAATATTGCTCAGCAGGTATCTGAATACTGGTCCGAAGTAGACCAGGATACTCTTGTTCATATCCTTAAAGGTATCTTCAACATGACAGGAACAGCGAACAAGAAATTCGTAGATGCTCATACATATGACACCTGCGAAAAGGAAAATTCTGAAGGAGTTATGGGCCATATGGACGCAACTACTCTTAATACTGCTATCCAGCAGGCTTGTGGTGATAACAAAGGTGCATTCTCCCTTGCTATCATGCATTCCAAAGTGGCTACAAACCTTGAGAACTTAAAGGTATTAGCATACTGGAAACAGACAGATGCGAATGGTGTGGAACGTCAGTTAAGCCTTGCGTCCCTCAATGGCAGAACAGTACTTATCGACGACGGTATGCCTGTAGAAGCAGGTGCAGACGGCGCAGGAGACAAATACACAACATTTGTACTTGGTGACGGTGCTATCGAATATACAGACTGCGGCGCTAAAGTTCCTTACGAAATGGACCGTGATCCTTCAAAGAATGGCGGACAGGATACTCTTTACAGCAGACAGCGTAAATGCTTCGCTCCTTACGGTATTTCCTTCACACAGAAAACAATGGCTACCTTGTCACCAACTGATGATGAGCTTGAAGATGGTGGTAACTGGGAGCTTGTTTCTTCTCAGGGAACTACAAAACAGTATCTTGATCACAAAGCTATTCCAATTGCGAGAATCATCTCTCTTGGCTAGGATGAAGCATCAAAACAGGGCGGTTTTCTTATGAAATCGCCCTTTGAAACGGAGGTTATCGCATGGGAGATGCATATGTAAGCTTTGAATATTACAATAAAACCTTTTGTGGCAATGAGATTCCAGAGAATGTATTCAATAATGCGTGTATCTGGGCGACGGCAAAGGTGAACCAGATGACTTTTGGAAGGCTGAAAAAGCTAAAGGAGATTCCTGACTGTGTGAAGAATGCTATCTGTGATCTCGTCCAGAAGTATGCAGCACAGAAAAAGAAAGCAGAGGCCTTGGCTAAATCAGAGAGTAACGATGGGTATTCCATCACCTACGTAGAACCGAGTGCAGATGTTTCATTCGATGCTGATGCGAACAGATGCATCAAAATGTATCTTTCCGGGACAGGACTTCTTTATCCGGGCACTTCTCCGATTTATGATTTGGAGGATGGTGAGCAGGATGGTTAATGCAGATCAGGTAATTACTATCTTCAATACCAGAATTGATAAAAAGACGCGCAGAGAGTTGTATGTTCCGACTACAATCACAGGCGTGTCCTTTTATGATGTCCAGAACTCCACGATTTCGGCGAGAATGGGAGAATCTGCGAGAAGCGAAGATTTGTCCTATAAAATTAGAATACCTCTTACAGCTAAAATACAGGATTCCAAGACGTATCTTCCAGAGGATATGTACAAAGACCTTGAGGATGAAGATACAGACAGCTATTGGACTATCCAGAAAGGCTGCTATGTGATAGGAGCCGCCGTATCTGCAGGCAAGCTTCTTCTCACAAAAGAGGAAGTGGACGGACTTGTCCAGTCAGCGAATGCAGGAGCTGCTATTGTTGTTAAAGAATATGCCGACAACACAAAAAGAGGCACTGATGCTGTGAAACATTGGAGAATTGGAGGTGTTTAATGGCAGTAAATCCAATTAAGACACCAAATGGAACTATTGTAATTGGCAGTAATGGGAAGGCAAAGATTCAGCTTTCGTGGAATCCGAATTTTGACAGCATTAGAAATGCCAACTTTTCAAAAATGCAAAAGATTGTAGATTCGGAAGTGTTGAGACGATGCAGTCCAAGAGTTCCTTTGGATACAGGGGTATTGGAAAAGTCCGGCACGTTAGGAACGACCATAGGAAGTGGAGAGGTGTGCTATATCGCTCCCTATGCAAGATTCCAGTATTACAATACAGCCGAGACACGTTCTTATGCCGCAAACAGAGGTGCCAAATGGTTCGAGCGAATGAAGGCCGCTGAGAAGAAAGAAATCCTTGCAGTGGCGAAGAAGAATGGAGGCTAATATGGCCAAATCAATCATAGAGGGCATTACTAATTTTTTTATGGAATGTCCTTTACTTAAAGAAGGTGTATTCCGTGTGGATGCATTGGGAGACCAGGGCATTGAGTATGCGATTGAGACGTCCGTATTTGACCCTGTGATCAGACGTTACGTTGACGGAAGCACCCTAAGACAGTACCAGTTCGATTTTGGAAGCCGCGAATTCTATTCGATGGACCGCATCGAAAACATCCAGAACAGCGCATTCTATGAGGAATTCTCGGACTGGGTAGAGAAACAAAATAAATTGCAGAACTTTCCTGAGTTACCGGATGATTGTACGCCGGAAGCTTTGGAAGTTTTGTCTCCTGGCTATTTCTTTGACGGTTCGATGAGAAATGCCAGATACAAAATACAATTACGATTAATCTATTTGAAGGAGGCAATTTAAATGGCAAAGAAAAGAGATATCGTTTTAAGACATAAGATCGCCGATTATCTGAATATCGGAACACCGGAAGAACCAAATTATGTACTTCTTGGAACCGGCTTTACAACTCTTGATGAAGAACCAGGAGCGCAGTCCGAATCTACAAAATACATCAACGAAGCGTCTGCTTCTTCTTCCATTATCAGTTACGAAACAATCTTCCCATTTGAGTCTGAACACGTGCTTTCTCAGGAGGGCATCGATGATATTTATGGAATCGCAAGAGACCATAAAGTAGGCGCTGACGCCGAAAGGGAATACGTTCGTGCAGAACTCTGGAATCCTGTAGACGGGCAGACTACTAAATTCAAAGCGAGAAAATTTACAGTTGCTGTTGAAGTATCTACGTACTCCGGCGAAAACAAACAGGTCCTTTCCGGAAACCTCAATGCAGTAGGAGACCCAGTGCTCGGTACTTTCGATACAGCAACAAAGACATTTACAGCAGATGGAGAAACACCTGCAGCTCAGGCAGAACAGACTGAGGAATAAGAACAAGTAACAATCAATCGATACAAAGTTAGGAGGCAAGAAAATGGGTAAAATCGTCATTAATAACGTGGAATTAGAATTAGAACTTCTCGATGCAGATGTAATGGAAGTATACGAAGATACTATTAATAATGTGGCTGTAAAAGTAAAAGACCCTACGGCTTATGAAGGAAAATCCAATGCTGATGCGATGAGATATCAGTGCAGATGCGTAGAAGAAGCTTTTGATACTATCTTCGGGGAAGGAACAGCAGCAAAGGTGTTCCCTAAGAACAATAATCTTAGAGTACGCATGGAAGCATTTAATGTTTTATGTAATGAAAGTCGAAATGCAAAAGAAGAGACAGCGGCTCTTGTAGGTAAATATTCTCCTGAGAGAGTGGAAAACCGAGAAGAAAGAAGAGGGCACAACAAAGGTGGTAAGAATAACCACCGCTACCATCGTTAAAGATGGCAGCCAATTTACTGATAGACCGTCCTCCTAGTTTTGTAACGATTGACAACGAACACTATGAGATCCGTTCGGACTTTAGGACATCGATATTGTTTGAGATACTGATGCAGGACGACGAACTAGATGATACGGAGAAGATATTAAATGCTCTTCGGTTATATTATCCGGTGGTTCCGTCGAACATACCAAAAGCCATTGATGAAATGCTCTGGTTCTATGGCTGTGGAAAGGAAAAAGTAAAATCGACCGAAGAGTCTGAAGAAGAGACAGAGGAAGATGCGGAAGAAGATTCTGATTCCGGCCAGAGGATTTATTCTTTTGAACATGATGACGAATATATCTATGCTGCGTTTCTACAGCAGTATGGCATTGACCTTACCAAGGTGAAGTATATGCACTGGTGGAAATTCCGTGCATTGTTCAAATCCTTGAGCGATCAGTGTGAATTTGTCAAGATTATGGGATACAGGAGCATAAAGACAACTTCGAAGATGTCACCAGAGCAGAGAAGATTTTATAACAAAATGAAATCTATTCATGCGCTTCCGCTGTCAACGAAGGAACAGGAATACATAGACAAAATTACTTATGCCCTCATGCATGGCGGAGACCTGGCAGGACTTGTGTGATAGGAGGCGTGTAGTATAGAAATCGACAAGAAAAAGTACAAAAAAGTAGTGTGTCCCAAATGTGGATACCGGATGCCGGTATCATATGATGAGGGCGCAGAGTGTAAGGGGGTGTTCGTCCGGTGCAAAGGAAGGAACTGCCCCTATCTTTTTGAGATAACAATCAAAGACGGGAAACAGTCTAAGTAGAGCCATAATGAGCCGATAGATGTTTACCTTCAAGCGAGGTGAAAACATTGGGCTATGATGGCACATTAAAATTTGATACATCTATCGATTCGTCTGGTTTCCAGAAAGGAATCGATAATATCAGTTCGATTGCCAGTACTGCTCTCAAGTCGACTGCAGCCATAATTGGAGGAGTCGCTACGGCAGTGGCCGGAATTGGTACAGCTGCAATTAATGTTGGCATGGAATTCGAAGCCGGAATGTCCAACGTAGCCGCCATTTCCGGAGCAACAGGTGAAGAATTGGAAGCCTTGACTGAAAAGGCGAAAGAAATGGGAGCGAAGACGAAATTCTCCGCTACCGAATCTGCAGAAGCATTTGAATACATGGCTATGGCAGGCTGGAAGACCGAGGATATGCTTGGTAGTATCGAAGGTCTTATGAACCTTGCCGCTGCATCCGGAGAAAATCTTGCAACGACATCTGATATCGTAACAGATGCAATGACTGCATTTGGTCTTAGTGCCAGTGGAACAACGACCATCATAAAAGATGGATTCTCAAAAGAGGTATCCAATGCAACGCATTTTGCTGATGTATTGGCAAAAGCATCGTCTAGTGCCAATACTAACGTAGGAATGATGGGAGAGACATTTAAGTATGTCGCTCCTGTAGCCGGGGCATTAGGCTATTCTGTAGAAGATACAGCAACAGCTATTGGTCTGATGGCGAATAGCGGTATCAAGGCAGGACAGGCCGGCACATCATTGAGAGCTATTCTTTCCAGACTGGTAAAACCTACGGATGAAGTACAGGGAGCAATGGATGCTCTGGATATTTCACTGACAAATGGTGATGGAACTATGAAATCCTTGAATGAGGTCATGGTGGACCTTAGAAAAGGATTTGAAGGATTATCCGAAGCGGAGAAAGCTGAAATGGCGACGGCCATTGGTGGACAGGAGGCTATGTCTGCCCTGCTCGCTATTGTAGAGGCTTCTGATGAGGATTTTGATAAACTGACAAACTCCATTTACAACTGCGATGGAGCTGCTGCAGAAATGGCGGCCACCATGCAGGATAATCTTGCCGGTAGAATCGAAGAACTTACGGGAGGCATTGAGACATTAGGGCTCAGCATCTATGAGGGCATCGAAGAACCTATGAAAACAGCTGCAGAAGCGGCAATCGAAATGGTGGACCAGCTTCAGGCAGCCTATAACGAGAATGGTTTACAGGGCATGGTGGAGGCAGTAGGCTCCGTCATGGCACAGATCGTACAGAAGGTCGCAGAGGCGGCTCCGGATTTCATCAATACAGCAGTAGAGCTTATTTCTGGATTCTGTGAGAATATCAGAAATGCAGATGGAATAGGAGAAGCAGGAGCCGACCTTATTACTTCACTGGTCACAGCCCTTCTCAGTACAGCCGAACAGTTATGGTCCACGGCGATTACTCTGGTAGGTAAATTGGCAGGAGGCGTTGCAGAAGGTGCACCTCAGATGGTGGATGCGGCAATCGAATGCATCTCCGGTATCGTAGATACAGCAATCGAATGGGCACCGAATATCCTAAGTGCAGGCATTGAGATTGCGGCTTCTCTGATTGAAGGAATCGTTTCCAAAGTGCCGGATATGTTCAGTGCTGGTATTGAAATGCTGACCCAGCTGACATCTGGAATCAAACAGAATCTTCCTGAAAT